TTGAAAGTCATACATTTTAAATGGCACAAGACCTTCATCAAGAGATACAATTTTCATATGCTCTTGTATAAAGTAAACAGGGTCATCCATACACTTCTGATATTCTTGTATCTGTTCTTTCGTAAACTCTACAGGAACATTCGCTTTCTTTAGTAAAGGATTACCTAGATATTGATTGACATCTGTTGTAGCCATTAGATTTTTTTATTGATATATCTTATTGCAGTATACACTACAAGTCCTAGTATAATATACATTATACCATCAAACCAACTTATGTCATTTAATAAGTCTGCTGTAATAAAAGATAAATCCATAATTATTTCTCCTTATCTTTTTTTAATAATTTTTGAAGTTCAGCTGTTGAACCCACATACAATGCATTTGTTACATTCTTCGGTGCATTGTTTGGAACTTCTTTTAATCGTTTCATGGAAGCTTGTAACTTTCCAAGTTTTTCTGTTATGTCAGCAACTTGCGAAATTAAATTTCCTGCTACTTCATAACTTCTAGGATGGTCGGATTGTTTGGCAACTTCGAGTATACCATCAATCGCATCTTGACCTCTTTCAATTAAATTATAAAAGTTCTCTCTCTGATATTTATAATCTGTATCAACATCATCAAGTGTATTATCTCTTTTAACTGTAAGAGTATCTGGTTTTTTTTCAACAAGCTCTGCTGTCGATTCTTCGATATCTAGAATCTCATCTAGAATATCTTTTGTTTTGTTACTCATAACTATTTCACCTTTCTAGTTTTTACATTAACATTTCTCAAAGCCCTTATGGACTTATCACTTAACATGTCTGCAACTAACTTTTCATCTTTTCCTTTCAGTATAAATTTGCCTATACCCTTTGTAATTATTTCTGGTGTAGGTCTTCTTGTATCCTTATATGTTTTAATATATTCTTTGGCAAAATTTAAAGCTTTACCAGTCTTATCTGTTACTTCTATATCTTCTTTTAATTTTTTAAAAGTTTTCATTATCTTGTTTTTACTGCATGTTGTGGATTGTTACCAATATCAATAACTTTAAATGTTCCATCAGATAAACCTTTTTCTACTTGTGTTCTAGTAAGAGGTGGTATTTTATCTCTGCCTTTTAAATGTAACACTAATGCATTTGCAACCTTATCAGTTTCATAAGGTTTACCATTATATTGAACTTGTTGTCCATAAAAAAATGTATATTTCATTTTATTTTTTTTGTCCACTGCTACCATACTTTTGCCTTCTGATAAATTCTGTTGTAGTTGTTTAAAGGTTTTCATTACTCATCTTCTCCTGTTTCAGTATTATAGTTTTTAGCATCTTGATAGAAAGATGTTGTTTCATTAAATCCAAAATCATCATCAGCATCAGCAGATGTTGGGTTTGGTGTAGCAGTATATCTTTGTTCTCTCTTAGGAGCAGCACTTGGCATATCTGTGTATTGGTCAACTTGTACAGTCTTAATAATTTTACTAGATGTAACAGGACCATATAGATAAAACTTAGTAGTAAAATCTAAAGTGTAAATGATAGCTCTTCTTTCTGCATAATCACCACGATAATTATCTTCATAATTAATACTGTTTAATACAATAGGAATATCTCTTGCAATTCCCATTTCTTCCATGTCTTTAATTGTTAAAGTATAGTCTGGTTGAAAATATGGTAATACTTGTTCTACTATTTGTAACGCATCATCTGATTGTTTTGCCATAGCAAATAATTGTATATTTAAATTATAAGGAACAGGCATATATTGTGAATCCATTTTATTAGCATCACTTGCACTTGATTTTACTTTTTTAAATTTTTGTACACGATTTAATTTTCTTGCTGGGTCATATGTTAAGTTTTGTATTTCAAAACCTAATCTAGGTAATGTTAATGCAACTTTACTGTCTAGTCCAGCATCTTGGTCAAGTCTTGTTAACCATTTTTGTTTTGGCCCATATGCCAAAGGTACTTTCATGGATTGTGTAATCACACCACTATTGTTTTTACGAACCACATGTATATCATTAAATAGAGTACCAAACCCTACAATAATACTTCTAACTGTTTCGTGATAAAATTGTCTATTTCCTAACATTACGCAAATACTCCAGCATCACCAAATGGATTAGATTCTGAGAAGTCTAATACATTATCATCTAGTGAATCAAATAATTCATTCTGTGCAGTTTTATCTTGCACATAATCCCCTACTATATAGTCTTCTGTTAATAGATATGAATCATCACCTGAATCAGCAGCATTCTCTAATAGAATACTTGTACCTACTGATGTTTCATCATCTTCACCAATTATATTATCGCCATCAGTTTCTTCAAGTAGTAAACCAAAATTACTTCTAGCATGTTGTATATTTATCTCCTCGTTTTGAGCAGTTGATTGTTCTAATGTAAATTCATAATCTCTTGTGTTTCTACTTTCAGTATCTTCTATACTATCAATGGTTGTAATACCTGTGTCAAGAGCTTCAGATGAATATTCAAACTGTTTACAATTTAATTTATAAATTGGATTGTTATCTAATTGATGAAAGGGTTCATCATGGTCTACAAAACTAACTTCAAATATTTTACCTAGTATGGGATGATAAACTAAATCACCCTCGTATGGTCTGTCTGTACTTACTGCATCTGTTTCTGTAAGTAAATAGAAATCACTTCCTGTTGTTACAGTTTCTAAAACAGATGAATCACTTGTTTGGTCGATTGTACCAGATTCTAATAATATAGAACCACCTGTAGTATCTGTATCACTTTCTATTTGTATTTGTTTTGTTAAATCTTGAAATCTTTCTTTATGTACTACTAAGGTTAATTCGTTTCTATTTTCTAATCCGAATTGTGACATTAATTCTTTTTCGCCTTGATAACCACCCTCAGCATCTTCTACATACATTTCAATAGGAACTTGTGTAGTAAATTTACTAAGTGAATCTTCACCTAAAACATTATCAATGGCAACAGTTGTTCTGTCTATGTAATAAACATCATGACCAAAAATTTGTATTGCTTCTTTTACTAAGTCACTATACAGATTTTTTTCTGATGTAATAGCCGTACTATTATTTGTATGAAAGGCCTTGTTAACTGCCATAACCTTATCCTATCATGTAGTCTATAGGTGTTTCGAAAGATAATTGAATTTGTTCTTCTAGTCTTTGTATTTCTTCGATTGCTTGAGAATAAATTTGTTCACCATTCATTGTTACCCCACCTAAAGTTGCTACTCCGTTAAATTTAGAGAGGTTTGCTCCCCATTGTCTTTTGATTAATGCTGTTGCATATCTTTTTAAATAGATATCATCATAGATATCTGTATATGTATCTGGGTCTATTTTACGATAACATTCTATAATTAAATATTCATCTGCTGTCATTTGTTCCCAATCCATATCTAAGTATAATCTATTTTGATGTTGATTAAAACGAATTGGAACTTCACCTACCAATACATGAGATAGTAAATCTAATTGTTGCATTGTCATTTGATAATGAATTATAGATGTAGATGAAAAATCATACAAATCATTTAATCTTAATTGATAACGAATATCAAACATATTTTGTTGTACAGCATTTGTAAAATCAAATATATTAGATACTGAAACTACAGCAGATGGCATAGGAATAAAATTATTGCCTTCTTCAAAACTTGCAGTTACAGAACTGTCTACTGTGTCTGTAGATGTTGTTGTAGTATTAGCACGAGCTCTTGTAATATCTGCTTCGGTAATCTTATATTTTAGATACATCTTTTCAATACCATCATAATGATACTGAGCAAAATATTGTAATGCCTCATCTATTCTGTCATCTGCTTGGTCATCTGATACATTAATATCAATGACGCCGAATCCTAGAGCTCTAAGACAATATGATTTAAATGTTGATTTACTTGTTGGTATCGCCATACTAATTATCCTATTTTACTAGTATTTATAATAATAGTGAATAGTAAGAGAAAATAAGGATATTACAAAAAAACGAAGTCCTACAGTATGTTATTTTGACTGTTTTGAATATCAAGTGATATCATCATATCAAAAAGATATAAAACTCGAAATATTAGATATTAGACACTCTAAGAGGTATATAGGAACATTTACTAGAATTTAGGGCCCAACATCCAACCAACAAGTGATATTCTAGTTCCATTTAACACAGGTTTTACTCTATGTTCTAAAAAACTAGGAAATGTGACCATATCTCCTTTGTTTAAATCTAATGATATGTTTTCATCTGAATTCTTAAACTCTAATTCTCCACCTTTATAATTATCATTTAATATTAGTGAAAAAGAAATCTTTCTTTCCTTTTGTTTTAGATATGCACTTCCTGTATCAACATGCAAATCATAATGGTCATTTTCATGATA